ATACTTTGTCGCCGTTGCCGTAGTGGTGATGCGCAGTTGCAAGCAGCTGGCAGGATTCGATAAGCATTTTGCCGACATGCTTGTCGCAGTGCATAACAGCAGCAATGCTGGGCAAATGATGTAGATAGAAGATGTTCATACAATACCTTTCAATAATCAAAAAAACAAGTGGACTAGTAACGTGAGATTAAATTGTACAACAAATTTAGGGGCCGTATGAGGTACCCCTAAAAATATTATGACAATGCCAAAAGGGCGTCAACCGTTTGTTGCTTAACATTGACACCGCCGCCGAACCAAGCATTGGCCAACCGAGCATCGCCGGTGCGAGCTGTTTCCCAATCCATCAGCTGAGTAACTGCATTCAACGCGCCCCATGCTGTGCCTTTGGCTGATTCCAACTCGGCGCCGATGCCTGCACCTTCAAAGAGAGCCAATGCTCTGGCTGCTGCGCGTGAAGGATTCTTTTCATCGCCGCCAAGGATCTTGGTGAAGATGGCCTGTGCCTGTGTGGAGCCAACCTTGATTGAAGCCAAGAACTTGGCCGTTTGCTCGAACATGCGGAATGTTTCGTTGCTGTTGGCCAACTCGGCCTTGATGGCCTCGGGGCGGAAGATGGAGTTATGACGAACGCTGACGTTGGCCTTGCCTTTTTGCTGTGCCAACTGCAAAGTGTTATTACATACAACACGGACGCTGGTGAGGCGAGCCTGAGTGGCCAGAGAGCCATCAGCGGAGCTGGCCAATAAGAGATATTGGTTAACCTTATCGCCTGCAATGTTGAACTCGCCATCCATCTTGGCGAGGGCCCAGTAATGCGCGCCATTGCGCAGGACGCCTGCTGTTTCAAGGTGAGCAATATTGCCGACCATGTCGCGGAAGAATTCGAGGACCTCGATCGGCTGAACGATCTTGTACTGGCTAGACACCAAGCCGAGAGGCAAGTTGCTGTCTGTGCGGTACATTACTTTCTTGCCGTCATAAGGCAAGGACTGCGCTTTGAAGCCGTTCCACACGCTGGCTGGAGGAGTGAACTGGACATCGGCGGTAGCCAATTGGAAGTCAAGGCCAGATTCCTCGGCCCATGTTTCAATGGTTGAGTCAGCAGTCAACTGCTGGCCAAGACCGTGCCAAGGAGTTTCACCAACGTAAGCGATTGCAGCCTTGCCGGAGATTGTGTTTGCGATTAAGTGTGCCATGATAAATACCTTTCAAAAGTCAGTTAAGTTACAGCAATCTGAAGTTTGTTGCTGTAAGTGAATTATACGTCTGTTCTCGTGATTGAAAACAGGTTTTTGCAATTATTTTCAACTTTTTTGCATTTATTTTTGAATACCTGTGTTTTCAAAAACTGCAGCGGTTAGTGCTTCTGTATACTTTTGTTTCTCGAGGTAACAGTTACTCAAAAGACCGAAAAGAAATACTTTTTATGCCTGTTGCAGCTGATGTATATTACTTACCCCACCGTCTGCCGTACAGGGTAGATTTTTATTGATAAATTGGAACATTATGACTATTGACATTACGCATGGCCATCATTGGCCGAGCACCACCGCGCCTAATATAGCCTGCACACAGGCAAAAGAAAAGGACCTAGAGGTAAGTCTAGATCCTTATAAAGTAGGCAACTTGCAAAGAAAAGCACTATGTCATCAGGTTTTGCAGCACTAACAACACAGCCGACAGAATTATACACTAACTTCCTAGCGGCAAGGGCATTTGAGGACAAAGATATACAGGCGCTGGGCCTATCTTTACTTGACCCCGAGGAATGTTACCAATTACTAGGCCACACTCGTGAGTGGAGCATCAAAATCCCGTATTTTGATATGCTGGGCCAAGAAACCGGCTTTAATCGGGTCAGGATACTGACACCGAAGGGCAAAATGAAGTATTCTCAGGCTCGAGCAAGTGGAAGCCACGTATACTTTCCACCAACTATAGGTTGGAAGCAGGTCGCGCAGGATGTAGATGTTCCTATCATCATCACCGAGGGTGAGTTTAAGACATGGGCCATCACCAAGCAGATCAGCAAGGACACCCTTAACTACGCCACACTAGGTTTAGCCGGTGTTACAAGTTGGACTGACAAATCTGGACTGCACCTGCACAAAGACCTGATGAAGATCATATGGCAGCGTAAGACCAGCTTTGCTGAAAAGCACCGCAAGGTTTACATTGTCTTCGACTACGATGGGGCCGGTGAGGATGGTGAGCCCAATGAACAGGTTGGCATGGCCGAAACAAAGCTTGCTGTCACGCTCCGTGGGCTTGGGGCTGAGGTACACCTTTGCCGTGTTGGCAGATTCGGAGCTGGTAAGGGCACCAAGTACGCTATTGATGACCACCTACAGGCTGGTGGCAACCTTGGCCAAGTCCTCACAAGCACCAGCACAGTGATGAACGGCATCGACACGCTTGAAACCAAGCTTTATGAGTTCAAAACTCAGTACGCCCTCATCAACGGCGATGTGATCAGGCTCAAAGACGGCTTAATACTTGGCTGGAACAAGGCGCGTATTGACGCTGCACAGGATTACTTCGTGCAAGTCACGCAACGTCCGAACGGTGGCACCAGCAGCAAGACCATCTACATCTTGGATGCCTATAAGGACTGGGCAAAGCGGTGTGATCTGGATGGCGTAGGCATGTATCCCGAGTACCAAGGGCTTACTATCACCCCGACAAGGCATTACAACCTGTTCAAGGACTGGTCCAATGAGCCCGTTGTGGGTGATCCTACACCTTACCTTGAGTTTTGTGAGTACTTCTTTCGTGATGAGCCTGCTTTTGCTGACTACTGGCATAACTGGGTGGCCAATGTTGTCCAATTCCCATGGAGAAGGAACTACACCACACCGCAGTTCGCATCCTCCATTGAGGGCATTGGCAAATCAGCCATCGCCGAGTTTATAGCCGAGATGCTAGGCATTGGGGACGGCGGGCCTGCTGCCATCATCGGGCCTGATGAGCTATTTGGTAACTTCAATGGCATGTTGAAGGGTAAGATCTTCATAGTCGTGAATGAGCCATCGTCTGATCGTGATGACCACTCGGCGAAGCTTAAGAACTACATCACTAGCAATGAGCTCACCATCAACAATAAGTACGGCGCTCAGTATGCCATCACTAACTACATCAACTTCGTATTCACGACAAACAAGAGCTACGTTACGCACATGGGTGATACCGCAAGGCGTGAAGCTATCTACAGTCCGGCCTCGCTGTCCAACCAAGAAACGCATCCCAAGGTCATGGCTTTGATGAAGTGGGCTAAGGCGCAGCAGGGCTTTGGCATCATGCTTAACTGGTACATGAATCGTGATATCTCAGGCTTTGATTGCAAACAGGCTGCGCCAAAGACTCAGTATCGTGAGACAGCGATCCAGCTTTCCAAGACTCCACTTGAAGCTTTTGCATTAGAACTTAAAGCTTGGGTCAATGATCACCTTGAAGGAATGGCAGCCTTCACAGCACCGCAGCTGCAAGTTTTATGTGAGCGTTGGGGCCACGATAGCCGCGCAAAGGCGCAATATATCCGTAAAGCTTTGCAGCCCCAAGGGACAATTGATCCAAGTAAGCTCATAAAAGTGCACGGTAAACCTTCACGCTACACTACGTTTATCACGTCCGAGGTAACATTAGCTCGAAGGGTCGAGCCGACTTGGTCACAGGTTGTCACGAGAACAGAGGACGCATTGCAGCGTGAATTGGAGCAAAATGGTAGTTTCTGATGTTCAGCACTTGTTACCTGTTACCAAACTGTTACTTCTGAAAGCCTTATCTGGATTGAATAGTAACAGAGTAACAGTAGGTAACTATTATTTTATAAAGTATAGTATATATAGTAATAGTGTATAGCTATATAGTTTTCTGGACCATATGTTACCTTGTTACCGTTACCTGCCGCAATAAAATGTACACACTTCCAACTTTATGATTACAATCCGCACATGACTACAAAGACACCATCTAAGAACGGAAAGTTCTTGGGACGTCCTTCAAAGTACGATCCCGCATACTGCGATGCCATCATGGAGCTCGGCAAAGAGGGCTTATCGCGTTGGCAAATCTGCTCGCGCTTAAACATTGGCATCCACAACATGAATGCTTGGGAAGGCGCACACGAAGATTTTCGCGGTGCCTTGGATCAAGCACGACTTGATGCGCTCTCATACTGGGAAGACTTGGCGCATGATCACATCAAAGAAGCTCCGGGCGGCGTGAGACTCAACACTGGGTTGTGGAGTCGTAGCATGGCAGCACGCTTCCCAGAGCAATACCGCGAAAACTCCAAGCTTGAGGTCACAGGCAAGAATGATGGGCCTGTGCAAGTTGATGTGGTGCATGACTTCTCACAAGCTTTGTTGGACGATCTCCTAGCTACGCGCCAAGCCGATGCTAAGCCAAGCAAGAGCAAGTGAGTTCGCGGATCGGATCCGCAAGGGTCCTGATCTTAACCGCATGGCCGATGAGCGCAAAGCTGTGCATAAGGCTCGACAAGCTTGGCTCACAATAGCCAACGACCATCAGATCCCTCCACCCGGCGATTGGTGGACTGTATGGCTTTTGCTCGCAGGCCGAGGCGCAGGCAAGACTCGCGCAGCTGCCGAGTGGCTGTGGTACGAAGCTTGGACGCACCCCAAGACTCGATGGCTTGTCTCCGCGCCCACATCATCCGATGTACGCGATGTCTGCTTTGAAGGCGACTCAGGTCTGACAACGGTGATCCCAGAGCAGCTGATCCACCACTACACGCGATCCTTGCATGAGATAGTCCTCATCAACGGGTCGCTGATTAAAGGGATTCCGGCGTCTGAACCCTCACGATTCCGAGGTCCGCAGTTCCACGGTGGCTGGTTCGACGAGCTTGCTGCATGGGACTACCTTGATGAGTCGTGGGACATGATTCAGTTCGGTATGCGCTTAGGTCAGAAGCCTAAGATGCTATGCACCACAACGCCTAAGCCCAAGCCATTGATCGTGGATCTGGTGAACAGAGATGGGGAGGATGTGATATGTACCAAGGCCAGCACGTACGACAACATCCACAACCTCGCCCCATCGTTCAAAGCGCAGATCTTGCAATACGAGGGTACGAAGCTCGGCAGACAAGAGATCTACGCCGAGATTCTAGATCCTGAAGAGGCTGGCATCATCAAGCGTGATTGGTTTAAGCTGTGGGACAACGAGAAGCCGCTGCCTAGATTTGAGTACGTGCTTCAGTCTTATGACTGCGCGACCAGTGACAAGACCAAGAACGACCCGACGGCCTGCACAGTGTGGGGTATCTTCAGGCCAAGTCCCGACAAAGCTATGAGTGTCATGCTCATCGACTGCTGGGAGGAGTACATGCAGTATCCCGAGTTGCGACCCAAGGTGATCGAGGAGTCCACCGCCATTTACGGTGATGAGAACGAGTTTGGTCACGGGAAAAAGGTGGACATGATCCTGATCGAGGACAAGTCAGCCGGCACGCAGCTTATCCAAGATCTGCAACGCGCAGGTCTGCCTGTGAGAAGCTATAACCCCGGGAACGCAGACAAGACTACACGTCTTAACATCGTGGCTCCCATCATCGCCAAAGGCAGAGTCTACATTCCCGAGTCCTCGGTCAATGCGGGCATGGCTCGTGATTGGGCCGAGCCTTTGCTCAGCCAGCTATGCGCCTTCCCCGAAGTCCGGCACGACGACTTGGTAGACTCCACATCTCAAGCTTTAAGACTTTTGCGAGACTTAGGGTTAATTTCCATCGACCCGGTATACAATCCTGATGACGACTATGAAGAAGATCGTCCAAGGAGGGTAAACCCATATGCAGTATGACGAAGAACTGGCCCGTATGCGAGCACAGATGCTTGCTAAAGAAGAGGAAGAGCCTGCTGTCTTTGACGACGGCGCTAGATTCTTAGGCCAAGACCCCAACATGATGCAGGTTGGCTTATTTGGCCGACCAAAGAAGCCGGTAGCACCACCAACCGCGCCCCCAGTTAACTTACAACGGCGATCAATCTTAGGCTTAACGCCGATGCCTGCGGATCTGCCTGCTGTGATCCCACCTGCGCAGCCAAAGTTAACGCCGCAGCAAATGGAACAGGCAGTTCCGCAGCAACAACCCACATCATCAGCGCCAAGTGCAGCGCCTTCATCCGCGCCAAGCGCAAGTCCGCTTCAGACTTTAGCAGACAAAGCTTTGAATGCGCCAATGTCAAGACGCGATGTACTAAAGCGCGCAGGCCAAGCAGCATTGCAGCAAGTTGTACCAATGCCTAGCGTTACAGACGCCTTACCTCAGGTTATGCCTGCTGCTGTTGACACTATGGAGTCGTTGTTCCCCGGCTTAGCGGCACGATACGGAATTGCTGACGCGTTTAAGAGCGGCGCGTTAGACGCTATTGCAACAGGCATCACAGAAGGTTTAGTACCTCCTGAAGTGTATTACACATATAATGCATTGCGCTCTTATTTGGAAGGTAATGTCCCTGAAAAAGAACTTAGGCGCATGGACAAGTTGCAAGAAATAATTGAGTATCACGCTGAAGATTTCTCTACTGGTGAGTATTTAGGCAATAAGCCGTACAAAGCCGTTGAAAAGCTTTATGAGCTGCTAGATACACATAAAAAGCATATACCAGATTACGCAATTAAAGATGCGTATATTAAAGACGCCGCTGACAAGTTGCCGTTTGACGAGTTAGAAGACTTTGTAGGCAATAACTTTGTTGGCAATAAGAGCCCTTCACTTGATGATCTTAAAGCTTACTACCAGTCATTAGAACCCCCTCCCCCACCGCCAATGCCTGCGCATATTAAAGACGTATTGCAAAAACTTGGCAAACCTAAGTCTAAGGGCAAATAATCATGTATGAAGTACCATATGGCGAAGACGGTGGTAGTGGTGATATAGACAAGATGCGATTGGCTTTAGCCAAGCAGAACAAGCCTGCGCCTACGCCGCCATCGCTATCTTCGCAAATCCCAGGGTATGGCAAACCAGTCCCACCTGCGCAAACAAAGCCTGACCCCTTAGGCGCAGCAGCAGGTAACTTCACCGAGTTGGCTACAAAGTACAACCCGCTGATGATGATGAAGTCCATGCAGGAGTCTGTTCGCACTCTCAACCCAGCAATTCCTGTTGCAGGCGCATGGGCTGACGTGGCGCAAAACATACAGACCGCGGGCGCCGAGGCGATATACGACATACTTGGGAATCGTCAAGGCATTGAGAAGATGCAGCAAAACTATGTGCCGGTTACTACAGGCCGGTTCTACCAAGAGCCTACCACGCCCTTAGGCAAAGAGTTTGAGACAGATGTGACCAAGGCGATGGACGCGTCCAAGATTCCTGCTGTGTGGCCTATGGCCTTGAACCAGCCAATTAGACCGCCAATTACCCCTAATGACGTCCGCGTTATGGGCGCTGAGGCCACAAGAGTAGGCAGGCAAATCAAGGATATACCTACAGACTTTGTGAATGCGCAATCTGGCATGCAAAGGTTAGACCCAATTACAGGTCAGCCAACGTACGGCGCCAAGCTCCAAGGCGTTGCTGATAGCATTGGTGACATCATGGCGCAAAGGGAAATGCAAGGGTTGCCACCTATTCCTGGGCTCCCTGCTTCCATGCAGCCAATGAATCCTAAGCTGTACGCCATGCGACCTGAAGGGTCAAGGGTTATGTCTGCCACGTTGCCTGCAACGGCAAAGCAAGATGCTGCAACTTACACACCTGCACGTGATCTTGTTCGTAGTGTCATTAGTGATTCAACTATGACGCCTGTACAAGCATTGGATGAGATACAGCACAACATTTTAGGTAAACCTGAATCCGCGTCTGCACGCAGAGCGTTCGAGTCTTTTCTTAAGACAAAGGCTAATGAGATGTACCCTGATGCGCCGTCTGAAGGCGCGGCATTGGCGGCGTATAAAGCCAGATTCGGAGATAGGGAAGCATCTGCTGCGCACTCATTAGAGATGTACGACGAGTTCTTAAATACGCCTAAAGGCATGCAATACAAAGCTGAGCTTGACTTACCGTCTGCAGAAGAGTTGCCTGCAATGCATGAGGCTGCTGCCAACTGGCTTAATTCCCAATTTACTAATTACATCATTGAAAAAGTTGGCACGCCTAATGAGCCTGCAGCCAAGCTGGCAAGCCAAGGCTTAACGTTTTACCCGCCATCAGAAATATTTGATAGCGCAAACATGACAGGTTCCATAGTTAGCAATAAGCGCGCTGCAGCAGGCATGCCAGTCAAAACACCAACTGATGAGGCATTGGTTGCAGCAAATCAGCAGTTGTCTGACTTGGTACAACAATCTGCTGACGCTGCAACTCGTAAACGTGAGCAGGAGGCAATTGCCCAGCAGCTAGGTTACGGCGCAGTTGACCCTAATACAGGTGTTGTGCCTGAAGGTATGAATCTTGGAAGGTATGAGCCTTTTGCACAGGCATCACGTGAGTCTGATAAAGCAAACGCCGCGTATAGAAAGCAACAAAAGGTGGTTGACAATTTGCGTTTAGGCTCTGCGTATGAAGCTGCAACTGACATTGCAATTAACGCAGACACCGCCAAGAGCTTGAAAGAAGACCTTGGGTACGGTGAGCAGCAGTTTTACCCTGCACTAATGCGAACACCTGATGAAGAGCGTGTGTATATGGCATCACCACAACGATTGCGTGAGCTTGGGTTTGGTGACCTCGCAAAAAGCTTTTACAGCGATGTGATGTCGCGTAAAATAAAGTTGGACAAAGTTCCAAAGATGACTGTTGAAAAATATATACGCGATACTGCTGAAGGTCGTATTGCTAAAGAAAAGCTTGCGCAAGCTAAAGAGAAGCAATTTAAGACGGATGCTGATAATCAGTTTGCACGAAGCGCGGCGTTGTATATTCCTAATGACAAGGTCTTTGGCAACGTTGGCGCGTTGGAGATCACCAATCGCTTTACGCCTGAGCAAGTTGCGCAATTAGTTAGTGAAGACACTTTGGCTTTAGACGTTTGCATTGGCGAAGGCGGTAATGTTAAAAATAAGCCAAACCCTTGGCATCCCGGCACCGGTGATCGCCAGTACATTCCAATTTATGACATTGTTACAGGCCAGCGTGACCCGAATGCAACCAGCCCAAGAGGGACATACATTAACGCTGTTGCAAATGGCTCGCAAATGGTTAGCTTTAGAGATACCGTAACAGGTGAGCCCATTGCCATTTTTGACTTTAACCCTAGCTCATCTACTATGTACGACATTAACTTTGCGTCAGGTCGCAAAAATGGTGAAGTCAAGCCTGAGTATGTTGAAGGCATTAAGTCTTATCTTAACAGCCGTGAAAACTCAATTCGTGGTGTTAGCGATAAGATGAATGACAACCTAGGCATCTACGATAGCAAACGCATGTCAAATAGCGCGCTGGCTAGTGTTGTTAATACGCCTGTGACTACGTTTAAAAAGTATGACCTGTCAGGTCTACCGCGGTTTGTCACAAGCAAAGACATTCGCAATCATATTGAGAACTTAAAAGCCAATGAGCCTGTAGAGCAAGTGCCTGCAGTCTTATCACAGCGGCCTAGTGAAAGCCTGTCAGCATCTCTGTCAGGCACTGTGGCGTCATCAATTGACAATACACTTGATTCTCAAAGACGTGCATTTGATGAGGCAGGGGAGAGCAATCAATTTGTTCAAGCAGAAACATTCTTTAGTGGCATACGTGATTACTTTGACTCGTATCAAAACTTGCAAGGCCCAGTTCGTGCATTAGAGCTTACTAATCAACGACTATATGATCTTGAGAACGAATACGCTAATAGCCCACGTATAGTTGCCAACATTATTGCTGAAGGTATTAGAGACTTACAGCAAACCTTAGGCTTGCAAGCAGATTATGTAGCTGCGCGCGTAGCTGCTGAGGAAGCGGCGCAACCTCGTGCTGCTGTTGAGCGCGGCGATTTAATGCCTAACATGAGCGCAGACGAGTTGCTTGCGCAATACCGCGATCGTCTATCATTTGATCAAGTAGATTGGTTGCGAGACTTTTCAGAACGCTGGGAAGCTGATGTTGATGATTCCCCTGCGGGGCAAGGCATTGGGGGCGAGATGATTGAAGAGTTTGCGCGTTGGAGAGATACTAATACCTTAATGCCTGAAGGAAGACCTGATTACTTGCGTATGACGCACGATGCAGCGTTGGCAGCTGATAGACAATGGGGTGTGCAAACTGCTGATGAAGTACGCGCCGCTTTGCGCTTTATTTCAGAAGGTCGTGGAGAGATTGACAGGGCGCTTGACCCCGCGAATGACACCGATGCGTATATTCGCGCTCTACGGCAACAGGCAGACGCCGCTGTTAATGGTAGCGCAGAGATAGTATTGAATGAGTTAGCTGATCAAATGGAAGACGCGTACATGCGTGACATTGAGCCAGCAGATGAGCAACCACCTACGCGTCGACCGCAGCCGTTTGATTGGGTTGCCGCAGTAGATAGCATTTCTGATGATACAGCTACAAATTTTGGGCCTGTTATTGCAGATCGATTTGATACCATTGCGCACCGTGTTGCGGAAAACAACAGCCCACGACTAGACCCAGCAGGCTATGCAAGAGCTTTACGCGCAGTGGATCCTGCACTTGAGCATGAAGCAGTAATAGCTGGGCTACGACAATTGGCTTTGGCAATTGAGGCTGAGCCTGAGGTTGCAGCACCCCGCCCTGCAGATCTTGATAATCAGCGCAATGATCGTATATTTCAACTTGAAAATGCGGTAAATGATCCGGAATTAAACCCTGATGATCTGCGCTTCTTGGCAAATGAGTTAAGCAACCCATTAACCCAAGCGGCAAACAATCACTGGATCTCTTTAACGGAAACTGAACGTCGTGCTTATTCGCAGGAACTTCGCCAACGCGCCAACTACATTGAGTTTGACCCTAATACTTTTGCGCGTCGTCTTACAACTGAAGCAGGCTTAAATATTCCTGAGTTGCGTGATACAGTTCAAGCATTAAATGACGGCAATTTTGACCATGAGATCTTGTTTGGGTTGCCTGTTAGAGAACGTGGCCGCGCAGAGCAACGTACTGCGCTTGAGTTGGAACGTATTATTCAAGTTGCTGAAGGCAACACTAATGGCGTACTGCCTACTAGACCGGCGCCAGATCAAGACAACATTGCGCAAATAACCCCTGCGCAATTAGATGTTCTATACAATAACTACGTTAGAGATTATCAACGCTTGCTTGATGAGGGCGAGATTACTGAGACTTGGACGCCTGCTGAATTGGCTGACTTTATTCGAGGCGACGATGAGATTGGCACGCATAATCCAACACAGGCCGACCGCGAGGCGTTAGCACAACTTGTTGAGACACGTGGTTTACCTGAAGCTCTTGCTAGAAACGCTGAGTATAGTGCAACAGCTGAAGAGATTGTAGGTTTGCTTGAGGACGGCTACTATACAGACACGCCTAATCCGCGTGCTGCCATTCGCCTGATTAGACAGCATTTACGTGCGTTGAATCGCAGTGGCGAACAGGCATTTGAAGACATTTTAGGCATGGCCACAACAGGATATGAATGGTCCCCTGAGCTCATGCAGGCTCTTGAAGTTAAGCTTGAAGCGCTTGTTGCAAGATACCAAGGCATGGACGGCTTTGCTGATGGCGGCTTAGTACGTGGTTACAAAAAAGGCGGGACTGTTAAGAAGCCTGACGTGCCTACGCCGTACTTGTTCAGTGTCCCGACTTATTCGGACACTGTGGCCTATGAGATGTACCCCGGCCAAAAAGGGCAGAATGACCAACGGGACGCTGCAAGGCACATGTTGGCTGCAGGCACGCTTTCACGTAAGTACGGACCTAAGACTGCTGAGTTCCTAGGCAAAGCTCACGAGTACGTTACTTCACCGCTCCAATCTGTCAAATCTATGTTTACGGGAAAAATGCCTGCTGACTATGATATGGATACCCACAATAACACGATTGGGGCAAGGTTGGGGCAACGTGCTAAGTCTCAGGCCGAGCTGGAAGATCTCGTACAAGAAGAAGCTGAACGCGCATCTCGTACACAAACTCAGGATAAAGCCTTCATCAAGAAGGCAAATGGTGGTATAGTCCAACAAAATCCGACTACAGACCAAATGCGGTATGCACTTATGATGCGGAGAAAATAATTTATGGCCACACAGATGCCAATCCCACCGGACTTCGATCGCTTTATCGAGCCCATGTCAGACGATGAAGCCGAAGCCGCTGGGCCTTCTGCTCTCACCATGTTTGATGAGATGGAAGATGAGACTCCGGAAGTAGAAGAATTGCCCGACGGCTCTGCCATCGTAAGAATGGAAGATGATTCCAAGGGGCCTGAAGGTGAGCCGGACTTCTATGAGAACTTGGCTGACGTGCTTGACAGCTACGATCTCAGCAAATTAGCTCACAAGTACGTTGAGCTGATTGAGAAAGACAAGGAAGCTCGTGAAGAGCGTGATAAGCAATACGAAGAAGGTTTGCGTCGTACGGGCTTAGGCCACGATGCACCGGGCGGAGCGCAATTCACCGGAGCCAGCAAGGTTGTCCACCCACTCATGGCCGAGGCTTGTGTTGACTTCTCAGCTCGCGCCATCAAGGAACTATTCCCTGCCGACGGGCCGGTCAAAACCAAGATCATTGGCGAGACTACGGATGAGAAAGTAGAACGCGCCGAGCGTAAGCGCGACTACATGAACTGGCAGCTTACCGAGCAGATTGAAGAATACCGCGATGAGGAAGAACAGCTGTTAACTCAGTTGCCGCTTGGTGGTAGCCAATACATGAAAATCTGGTACGACGACCAGAAGCGCAGGCCTTGCGCTGAGTTTGTGCCTATTGATAACGTGTACTTACCTTTTGCAGCTGTGAACTTTTACACTGCAGGCCGCGTCACTGAAGTCCAAGACATTACGCAAGAGACTTTTGAAGAGCGTGTTGACAGCGGTTTGTATATTGACATTGATATTGTTCGCGCCTCGATGGAGCCGGAAGAGTCCAAGTCCGAGAAGGCAAACAATAAGATTGAAGGTCGTAAGAGCCAAGCGGATAACGTAGACGGCGTGCGTCGTGTATATCACATCTACACTTGGCTAAACCTTGATGATGACAACTACTCAGATTCAAAGCGTGCACCATACATCTTGATGATTGATGACCTGACAACCGAGGTTGTTGGCTTGTATCGCAACTGGGCAGATGGTGATGAGACCATGACCAAGCTGGACTGGTTGATCGAGTTTAAGTTCATTCCATGGCGTGGTGCTTACGCGATTGGCTTACCGCATCTTATTGGTGGCCTATCTGCAGCGCTTACTGGCTCGTTGCGCGCGTTGCTTGATTCAGCGCACATTACCAACGCGCCTACAATGCTTAAGCTTAAAGGCGCAAAGATGTCAGGCCAGTCGCTGACCATTGAGCCTACGCAGGTCAGTGAGATTGAGGGCGCCCCGGGTATTGACGATATTCGTAAAATTGCCATGCCATTGCCATTTAATCAGCCCTCGCCTGTGCTGCTTGAATTGCTAGGTTGGTTAACCAATGCCGCAAAAGGCGTGGTCACCACAAGCGAAGAAAAGATTGCTGACATCACAAGCAACGCGCCGGTAGGTACTACACAAGCTTTGATTGAGCAAGGCGCCGCGGTGTTTAGCGCTGTGCATGCAAGGTTGCATGATTCCCAGCGCCGAGTGCTAAAAGTTATTGCAAGGCTGAATAACTGGTACTTGGATGAGCAGGTCAAAGGCGACATGGTCGAGGACTTGGATGTTACCAAGGAAGACTTTGCTAGGAACTCTGATATTGTTCCAGTGTCTGACCCTCATATCTTTGCTGAAACGCAACGGTACGCGCAAATCCAGACTTTGGCTGCACGAGCTGAGAAAAATCCTGACTTGTATAACAGACTTGCTGTTGAAAAGCGAATCCTTAAGCAGATTAGATTGCCTGACGTCAACGAGGTTTTGCCAGATCCTAACGACGTAAAGGAAATGAACCCCGCATTGGAGAACGTGGCCATGACTTTTGGTCGCCACGCCGGTGCATTCCCGCGGCAAGATCATTTGGCCCACATTCAGGTTCACTTGGATTATTTGCAAGACCCAATGTATGGTGCCAATCCAATCATGGCTCCGGTTTTCATCCCGCTATGTTTAGAGCATGTGAAGCAGCACTTGACCCTGTGGTACCTTAACCAAGTGGATTCTTATAGCAGCGCTGCGTTGAACAGGCCTTTCAATGTTTTGAAAGAGCAAACACTGCCGCAAGGCGCTGATCAGTTGCTTGCTGCCGTTGCGCAGCACGTGCATAAAGATACTGGTGAGACCTTTAAGGCATTGCCGCCTATCATCCAGAACGCCATTGCTGCTATCAAGCAATTGTCAGGCCAACCGCCTACCGACCCCGCAACTCAAGCATTCATCCAAACCAGCATGGCCGAGACACAGCGCCGCGCTACCAAGGATCAAGCCGAGATGCAATTGGAAGCTGCTAAGCTTCAGCAGGACATGCAACTTGCAACTCAGAAACTCCAAGCCGATATGGCTAAGAATACTGAGAACAATCTTACGCAAGAAAGAATTAAGTCAGCGGACCTTACGCGCGATGCCGCTAACTTACAGTATGAGCAGGTTAAAACTGCTTTAGAAGCGCAGAATCTAATTCAACAAACCCTAGGAGCTCAAAATGGCTGATGAAGGAATTAACTTGCATAAACGCTTGGCAATGGGGGCAGGTGAGTCCACAGCCAAAGCTAAAGGCAAAAGTGTTATTCAAAAATACAAATCAGGCGGCAGCGTGATGCCTGAGTCTCGTGTGGCTAATTTGCCAGCACGTGGCTCTGCACCCCCACCACTCGCACGTCCTGCTCCCGGCGCAGCCGGCAAAATTGCGACGATGAAAAAAGGCGGAGCCGCTAAGAAGATGTCTGGCTTTGCTGTAACCATTGCAATCCCCGTGAAGAAGTCTGCAGGTCGCGGCCGTTAAACATGGCAACACTTGCAGGTTTCATTGGTCTTATTAAGCAAAGGCAAGAGCGAATTGCTGAATCCCTAGTTCAGGGAAACGCAGTCACATTCGAAGCCTACCAGCGCTTAGTCGGCCAGCACCAAGGCTTGGAGGAAGCCTTGCTTATCATTAACCAACTTTTAGAAGAGGAAAAAAATGTCGAATGACATTGAACAGACGCTTGCAGAAGCGTTCCCTACCATAGACCCTTTGATGGCACCGTATGGCGCAAGGATTCTTGTGCAGTTACGAGCAGTTAAAGAAAAAGTCTCATCTGCTGGAATTTTTATTCCGCAGGAAACTAAGGAGACCGAGAAGTGGAATACCCAAGTTGGTAAGATCATTTCAATCGGGCCTCTTGCTTTTAAGAAACGCGAATCCATGGAGCCTTGGCCTGAAGGCGCATGGGCACAGGTGGGCGACTTTGTTCGTGTACCTAAGTGGGGCGGTGATCGATGGGAGATTGATTTCAAAGACGAGCAAGGCGCTGAAGGCAAATGCCTTTTCACCTTCTTCAATGATCATGAACTCATTGGCAAAGTCACTGGCGATCCTCGTGACATTAAAGCTTTTATTTAAGCTTTGAAAGGATGATATATGAATGCAACTGAAAAGTTGGAGATGCAGGTTGACGAGACCAAAGACGGCTCGGCAATTGCGCAACTACCTGACGGAATGTCAAATCCCCAGTCTGACGACCAAGATGATGACGAAGATGGCGTATCTGAGGCATCAGGTGACACTGAGGGACCCGGAGACGACAGTGGTGAAGGTTCTACCACAGACGATCCGGAAAGAGAGGCCATTCGTGCCGCTCGACGCGATGAAAGAAGGCTTAAGAAGCAACTTCATCGTGAAAAAGCTCGTGAATCTAATCATTTGATCACGGCTCTGCGTAAGCAAAACTCACAAATGGCGGAGCGAGTAGCTCTTTTGGAGAAACGCACGTCTGGTGCTGAGTTGGCAAGGGTTGATAAAGCCATTGACGACGCGGGCACAAGGCTTGAGTACGCCAAGATGAAGCTACAAGAGGCTGTGAATGCTCGAAATGGTGAAGAAGTTACCAAGGCTCAGCAGCTTTGGTACGATAGCCAACGACATTTAGAGTCTTTGCAGTCATTGCGTGAAACTGCTAACAAGCAGCTTACTCAGAACTCGCAGAACATTAAACTTCCCGATCCAATGGTCCAGAAAATGGCCTCTGATTGGATCGATAAGAATAAGTGGTATGACCCCCAATTGAAGGATGCAGATTCTAAGATTGCTCAGACCATTGACGTGGCGTTGACCGAAGAAGGCTTCGACCCAGCACTTCCCGACTATTGGGATGAGCTCGACGACAGATTGCAAAAATATTTACCACACCGATATAATTCGGGGTATAGTAATGGTACGAGAAACCAAAGACCGAGATCTGTTGTGACAAGTTCAGGACGTGATACCACTGCGACGACAAGGGCCAACGAATACATCGTTGATCCTAAGCG